AAATAAAGTAGATACTAATAAAGTAGATACTAATAAAGTAGATACTAATAAAGTAAATACTAGTAGTAGTGGTGGTTTAAATCTTAAGGATATGAGTAAGTATTCACCTACTAAAGATTTTGATTCTAATACTTTCAAAACAGATCCTGTAAAAGTTAAACCAAAAGTATCTCCTGCAACATTTAAAACTAATCAGAACCAGTCAAGAGATTTAGTAAAGACTGGAAAATTAAAGGACACTGATCTTAACAAGTATAGTAGATCGAGTACTTATACTGCTGATGATGGTAAGACACAGGTAAATCGTTCTACAGTAAATACTATTGCTAAGTTTGATATGGGACCTAATATTAAAAAGGGTGATAAGTTGGGTGTTATCTCAGGAAACATGCGTAAGAAGTATGATATGAAAGCATCATCTTTCAAACCAGAAGCATATGATCTTGTATTAGACTATGTGTTATCTGAAGGTCATGCAGATACAGTGGAAGAAGCACATTACGTAATGACTCAGATGGATGAGGAGACAATCAAAGCAATTATCAATGAGATGGATAATTTAGGTGGTCCTACTGCTCTTGCTTCTGCTGGTATTTCTGCACTTGTTCTTGCTAATCCAGTTGTAAATGCAGTCAAAAATGTTAGCGGTATGTTGAAAAGGATCAATACTAATAAAAATAAACAAATGGAAAAATTAAAAGTAAATCCATAATATGTTCCCAATCTGTCAGGCAGATGTGAATGCTAGAACACCTGCTTATCTAAATTATCTCAAAGGAATGAAGAGTAAAACAACAGGAAAGGAGTTGTACTACCTTCTACCACACGTAAAACTGCCGAATATATAGATAAAATACCTATTTCTACATCATGATTGATATAAATAATGAGGTATATGATAATCCTTGGACTTTTAATGGTGATATATTCACCACTGGAGACATCAAGGAGTATTATGGATTTGTCTACTGCATTACAAATCCCATAATCAATCGTCAGTACATTGGTCGTAAGTACTTTTGGGCGTTCAGAACGCCAAAAGGAAAGAAACGCAAAGTAAAACAAGAATCCGATTGGAAAAAGTATTACGGATCTTGCCCAGAATTAAAAGATGATCTCAAAACATATGGTAAAGAGATCTTTAGAAGAGAAATATTAAGTTTACATACCACAAAAGGGAACTGTAACTACGAAGAGACCAGACAACTATTCCTGTATAATGTTTTATCAGAATCACTTGACGATGGGACACCAGCATACTATAATAGTAACATTCTAGGTCGCTACATGCGAAAAGATTATGCAAAATTTGGAACAAACTCTTCATTTAAATCGTGACTGGGCACTAAAACGTATACATACACTTTGCGAGAGTAATAATTATGAAGATGTCATTGATGGTTATGCAATCGCCTTAGAATATCTAGAGTGGTTTGAACCAAATTGTAAGTATCACGACATCGTATCAATACAGTTTACAGCACTAACAGATGACTAACACTCATTCAAAAGAATTTATTAAGAAGATAGGTGAACAAATACAAAGACTCAGAGAAGAGGGAAAATTAGATGAGGCAAACTCTTTACACCTCACATATTTCCCATCTGTCAAGGATACTAAATAAAATAACTTAACAATTAGTCATAAATGAACCAAATTTGGATAAATTTAAATAAAGGTATGAATTCAATTCCATCTGGGAGTAGAGAACTAGTTGAATTTGGGTTTTTTATCTGTATCGGAATAACAGCAGGTTCATTAGGACTAATATAAATGAATGATATAACAGTTTTTATATACTTAGTATTCTTTGTGATGCTATTTGCAGCAACGTTTGCGTATATGATTAAGATGATGGGGTCAACTTTAGAAACATTTGATAAAACTCCAGTCAGATCTTATGGTGATGCTATGAAGGCATATAAGATACCAGCACCTCATCCAGAGATGGAAGGTGTGAAGACTGGGGAAGAATTATTGGTATATACACCAGAAGAACAGGATGAAGATGACGAAGGTGATATTATAAATTCAAGATAACTAAATAGAGCTGCCTATTATATAAGGGTATGACTGAAGAAGTAAAGGAAGTAAAGAAGGAAGAACCTAAGAAACTAGGTCCTCTTGGAAAACTAAAAGAACTATCTGAGGATAAAGAAGAGCAGATGGAAATCTTCTCAACTTTTGTGAGACTTGGAATCTTAATCTGGAGTGGTGGAATTTTAACATTGAACTATGTTTCTATACCAAACTTTCCACAAAAGAACATAGATCCAACTTTCATAGCTTCGGTATTCACAGGAGTTTTAGCTAGTTTTGGCATCCAGACTGCTAATAAAAAGAATGGTAATGGTGCTTCAAAACCACCTGCACAAGTATCTAAAGCAGATATGGAAAAACTAATTGAGAAAGCAGCAAACACAGCACCTGCTCAAACAATTAGGATTGAACAAGCACCAATGGTACTTGCACCGACTCCTCCTACTAAGAAGGGATAATGGAAAAGAAAGAAGTGAAATGGTCTAAGTTGTTTGTACTTGGATTAGGAGGGATTATTGGTCTCTCTCATATTGGTATGATTGGAACTCTTATGAATCGTGAAAGCAAACTACCAAGTATTAATTTACCAGTTGGTCCTTATACATCATACAATGCAGAAGTTGGAAGAGATGGATATAAGATAAGTTATCGTGCAAACGATCCAAAGGTACTACGTGTGGAAAGGGATAGTAACACGAAGGGTGGCTTTCTTGGATTGGCTAACAACAAAGTTAAAACAGTTGAACAGTACACGATGGACGGTGCAGTTCACACAAAACCGAATAGTTCATCAACAACCATCGCAAACGGAAAGTCTGAAGCTTGCATCAAAGCAATCGGAGGTGCAGAAGGAACAGGAAGACTCGTCGGTTCCAGTATTGGTGCTAGTGCTGCTCCTACTCTCTCTAATATTCCCTTTATTGGTTGGGTTGCTGCTGGTTGGGTAACAATGTTCTCTGGAAATCAAGGTGCTGAAATTGGTGGACAGATGGCAGAAGATCTAAATTCAAATTGCTAAAATGAAATTAACAAAAAGTTTTAACGGTGGTCTATGGGCATTCCGTTTAGTATTTGCAGTCGTAGTTGCAGAACTTCTTATCGTTGCAGGTGCAGTGGTAGGTTGTTTTGAACAGGACATCTGCAATGAAGCAGACACTCAGGCAATCAAAGAGACAATGCAAGGTCTAGCAACAAAGTCATTTGCACTTTACGCTGCTGAAAAAGGTATCAAATCTAACTCAAAGAAAGAAGAAGAATAAGTGTGTAAACCCACATAGAAATGCGTAATTATACCTAGTTGCTATACTAAATAATAGCGTACTGGAGTTGAAACTATCATGTCCCATTACACACTTGGTTGGCACGACCAACTAAATGAGTATCACGAAATAGGCGAATATGCCGAAGACGCTTTTGAAGCAGTAAAACACGCAAGGGAGGATGTACCTTATCTACAGGTGCATCCATTTTCTTTGGATAAAATTAAGGAGATAAAATGAAAGACCTACCAATTAAATCGACAACTATTTTATTTGGAGTAATCTGTATAGCAGTTATTACTTCTATTAACTACGCTTGGGTATGAAAAAATTTAATACAATAGTCTTAGATGTAACTATCTACATCTTAGACTTTTTCTACAGAGGTAGAGACTTTCAAAGATTTTGGGTCTTGGAAGTTATTGCTAGAGCACCTTACTTCTCATTCATTAGTGTATTACACTTCAGAGAATCTCTTGGACTTAGAGGAGAAGATCATATATATTTGATGAAGGAACACTTCTATCAGGCACTCAATGAAACAGAACACTTGGAAGAAATGGAGCTTAGAGAAGGTAACAAGTATTGGATTGACCGCTTCTTTGCCAAACATCTTGTTTTACTTTATTATTGGATTATGGTTGGGTATTATCTTTTCAATCCTGTTAACGCTTACGACATCAACATGAAGATTGAAAAACATGCATTTGAAACTTACACAAAATATAGTGCATACCATCCAGAAGATACTAAGATTGCAGAGATCGCACAAGATGAATATGAGCATTCCAAAGAATTAAAAAAGGCGATGATGATGGTTGCATAGATAATACTAATCACATATATTAGTTTATGTTATCAACCCAGTATCGTTTAAGAATGGAAGGCATATGTAAAGATATTGCATCAGGATCGGAAGTAAGTATGACTGACATGATATGGGCACAGAAATTAGCAAAAGCAAATACATCAGCAAGAGGAATGTTGAATCAAGCAAGAAAGATGAGCACCAATCCAGACGATTCTTTTTTGAATAACTTGAATATAGGCGACCCCGATTCAAGTAATCATAAAAGGGGTTTTGGATCACCAGATGAGATAGTAGATTGGTTTCATCCTGATCGTTCAGATGATTGGAGACAGAGAGATTAATGCCTGTAGTTCATAGTGTTAACATTATGATACTTATACTATTGATTTCTGTGGGAATTGTGATATACTACATATTGAGATACGATCATTACTTTCCTAATGACTAGAGAGTACGCAAAGGATAGAGAAGAATACTTTCGTGAGTTTCATTCGGTAGTCGCACCAGTAGTTGTGTTGGATGGTTATGATTATGAAAGAAAGTATGATGAAGAACCAAGTTTTTGTAAGCATCCCGATGAATAAAATTTATGCAACCTGCATTATTGGTGCAGTAGCATGGTGTGCTGCAGCACAAGCTTGTAGTCCTCGTTTGGATGGTAAACCAACTTATTGTCCAGATGAGAGAGATTTAATACTAGTACCAAGAGATAAAGTAACTTTACCTAGAGAGGAAGCTAAGGGAGAAATAGATATAACAAGTCCATATCATCTTCAGAGTTTGCAGATGATGTTTCAGAGAAATATGAGAAGGGGTCAAATTGAAAAAAATGCAACTCTACCTTCTGATGCTATAAATAATGCACTAGATAATTTTTGGGAGCAAAAAGATGGGAGCAATGGTTCCACCAAGTCGGAAGAGTTGTTATAACTTCCGAGTCGTGTCGATTGATAGAGTAGTTGATGGTGATACCATTGATGTCTCAATTGATTTAGGATTCGATTTAATCAAAAAAGAACGTGTGCGGATAGCTGGGATTGATACTCCTGAGAAGCGTACCCGTGACTTAGAAGAGA